TCATTAGCATAAACTGATTGTTGTGATTCATCTGAATAATGTCTACCTTTTGTTAAATTCCAGTTTGCCCAATGACTAGCTACTGTCATAGTTAGAATAGAATTTTCTATATTTTCTTGTATAGCTACATTTCTAATGTTGCCAGTAAAATAATTAACCGCACCTACTATATCTTCATTAGCATCAAAATAAGCTAAATATATTTCTACTTTTTTATTGTTAAAAGAACCATCTTGTACCAATGACCTAACTTGGTCAGTTACATTTGAAAAGCCTAAATTTATTTCGTTTACTTCTAATTGACCTGTTTCTGTTGTTGAATCTACAGATAAATATGAACCACCAGCTTCATAAGATTCTGAGTTATAAGTAACATCCCTATAAAAGTCTGTAAGTCTAATTACTGTAGAAAGATTAAGCTCTACTAAAAAAGCTATCTTTGTTTGTTGTGCTGATACTTGGGTTTGTAATCCTGCTGATAAACTTCTTGGCATTAGGTTATAACCTCTCTAACATCAAATGAAATGCTGTAAAAACCACTAGCATCTGTTGAATACATTATTTCATCACTTTCAAGATATACAGTAAAATTTGGTTTATTAACAGTTACAGCTTCATTATCTGCTAGAGCAGCTACTAAGTTAGGTGATATGGTTACAGTAGCAGCACCGCCTGATGCATCAACATCAGATTCAACCATATATACTTTTGAATGGTTAGCAAATTTAATCAAGTCACCTGCTTTTAATGCACCTGTAGTTTGTGAAAATCCATCCATAGCTATAGTGTTATCGCTAACTGCATGAACTCCATTAACTAATATATCTGTTTCAGATTTACTAGCACCTAAATTATCTAATGGTGCACCAATGGTAAAATTTTCAAAACCGCCTTTTTGTTTTTGTAAAAAAGCAAATATTTCTTGTGCTTTTGTTTGTTGTAATGGTGGCATTTGAACTGTAAATGAAAAGTATTGTGCACCTATTTGTCTTGCTGATTTTTTGCCTGATAGTGTTTGATTTAATAATATAGGTCTATTATCTTTAAATTGTAAAGCTCTAAAATTTGGGTCTGTTGGAAAAGTTCCTGCCATTATACTATCCCCATTTTGCCTTGATTATTCATGGCATTGTTTATTATTTGTGTTATTAATCCTTTTCTTGATGCAAGTAATTGGTCAAATCCTGCTGCATCTACTGTTGATATGTTGAAGTTTACTGTAGCACCCATGCCTTGACCTTTAGTATGGTCAATAACTGTTTCATTTGGATGTAGTATTGCTGGAAATCCACCTTTACCATCTACACCACCTGCTCTTGCACCCATTCCAGTATAGCCACCGCCATCAAAACTTAAGCCTTCAAAAAATGATTCTACTTTGCCTGAGATTGGCTTAATTATCATTTGCTGTACTGCAATTCTTAATAATTGCTCTACAACAAATGTAGCAAAATCTTGAAATTCTAATTTACCAGTTTTAATTCCATTGACTATAGCATCTTCAAATTTTTTCATAGATGATACTGCTGCATTTTCTATGCTTTTTTCTACATCTTCTAATTGTGCTGCAAATGCTTGTAGAGGACTAAGATTGTCAGTTATACCACTATTAAATGTTTCAAAGAATTTAGAAACTTCAGGATTGCCTTTTTCTATTAAAGAAATAATTTTATCAAAAGAATTTTCTACATTTTTAATATTTTCTTCATCAAATATTGGCTTTCCAAAACCTAATGTGCTTATTTTTTTTACAGCATTAGTAAATTCAATCATACCAAGAATTGCTGTTTGTAATGTTTGAATTACTGATATAGCTATAGATTTACCTAATGCTTCAAATCCTCCAACAGATTCCCCAGTTCTAGTAATGAATGAACCTAATTCATCTGCAAATTGCTGAAAAGCTGGTACAAAAGCAGCAAAAACTTGATTTACCAATGCACTAACTTGTAACTTGATTACTGATAAAGTGTCATTAAATTTTTCAACTGCTCTTATAGTATTTTCACTAAGTATTAATCCTAAACCTCTAGCTCTTTCAGTAAAAGCTACCAATCCTTCGCCACCTTCTCTGAATACTTCAGAAAATTGAATACCTGCTCTACCGAATAAATTTGCTAAAGCAGTAGCCCTTTCAGCTTCGCTACCAAGATTACCTAAACCATCTGCTGTATCTCTTAATATTTCATCAAAAGTTCTTAATGTTCCATCATTATTTTTAATTTCTACATTTAAGTCTCTAAATATATCAGCTTGTGTTTTTAAACCCCTTCCAGCATCACCAATAGACCTTGCAAATTTTTCTAAACCTTTTTGGGTTTGCTCTACTGTTGTTCCTGATTCTATAGCTGCTAATTGAAATGCTTGTAATGTATCAGTAGCTATACCAGTTCTTGAAGCAGTTTTTCCTAATGTATCAATGTATTCAAAAGATTTATTTATTACAGCAGCCAAAGCAATAGCAGTACCAGTAGCAGCAACACCAACACCTGCAACTGTCTTTGTTGCAAATTTTGCGGTATTACCAACACCTTTAAGACCTCTACTAACTTTATCAAAAGCTGCTTTAGTCTTATCTACTGCTGTTAATTCAAACTTAACTTTTTTATTTGCCATCCTTTTCCTTTTCAGCTTTTATTTCAAAAAAAGCAATCCAACCTTGATATTCATGGATAGTAATTTTCTGCAATTCTTTTAGTGTTTTTCCTAATTTTTCTGCAAGTGCATATTGTGTATATAAATTACTATCCTCTATTAGTTTTTTTTAACATTCTCTATAGGTTCTTGACCCATAATTTGAGTTGCTACATTAACCAAAATTTCTTGGTCAACTTTATTTAGTAAGGCGTTTTTATCTTCCAAACTAAATAATTTATCTCCATTTGAATCAAGTGCCTTAAAAATAAGTACATAAGCCATCATCGTTAAATCATCATTTTTACTCATTTTATAGAGTTTAGATGTTTCAGCTAACGTCAATGGCTTACTGTATATTTTTAATGGTTCATCTTCATTACCCCATTCAGGCACTTCGATTATTCTTACATCTTGCTCTGCAAAATGCTCTTTAGCTCTCTCAATCGCTTTCATAGTCTTATACTGTTGTTTCAGTTAAAGCACCAGTTCCTTGAACTGAAATACTAGCTTCTACTAAGCCATCAAAAGATGCACTTCTACTTACACCAGTTACAATCGCTGAACCGCTATAATATGTATCGCCTGATGTATCGCCTTCAGGATAAAAATTTAAAGTAACCTCAGCACCTATATCTAAAGCACCTTGACCACTTGTATCAGTCTCATCCCAAAACACATCTATACTTCCTGAAAAAGAAGTTAATGATGGTTTATAAGTTCTTGCAGTATCACCCATTGAAGTATCTTCTAAAGTATCAGCAGTTTCATCAATGTTGTAAGACCTTATTTCAGCAATAGCATTAGAACCTACTTTTACAGTTCCTTCACTTCCTTTATGTGTTGCCATTTTCTTTTACCTCGTCTTTCGACTTTTTCTTAGAAGAAGATTTAACTTTATCTTGCGAATGGACTGCTTCCTCTTTCCAACCCTTATTCAATAAACTCTCAATCTTAGAAGGATGAGCTTTTATAGAAACTTTGCCATCAGGACTAATCATTTTCATAATTATCTCCTATACTGCTATATCAGGATTAGTTTCCTGAACATAGTAATTAGTTAAGAAGGTCAAACTCACATATCCTAGCGGTTTTTCACCTTCACCATTAAATTCTATTTCTGTTGATTCTAAATATGTATCTTTAGCCAAACCATCTAAGGTTCTATCAGCAGCAATAGCTTCTTCAACTTCTTTGCTTATTGTATCAATAGTATCATCAAAGTTGCTAGTTGCTTTTGCATATCCTTCTACTACTACAGATAATTCTCTGCTCATTAATCTATCAGTACCTATAACTATAGGTTCAGATGTTTCTGATTTAGTATAAATAACTAAAGCTGGTAGTTTTGTATTTTCTATTGGATATACTCTTGATTCATATACATTAGAACCAGTTGTTGTTAAACCTGTTAGGGTAGTACCAAAATATTCTCTTATTTGTTGTCTAATATGATTTGCCACTATATTTCCTCTAACATAAG